ATGCCAAAGGCTACCATCGCAGAGGCGGCAACGATCTATCTAGCCGCACGCGAGATCGATCTAGGACCACGGACGTGGGTCGGCTACCGCAGCCACCTGTCGGCCCTCGCCACGCACTTCGGGCCCGACTACGGGATGCACCGTCTGACCACCGACGGAATGATCACCTTCTTTCAGTCGCAGCTCAGGGGCGACGTGCCGTGGACCCGGAAGCCAGGCCTGTCGACGATCCGCAACCGGTACAGGGTGATCAAGGCGTTCACGGAGTTCGGGTCACGGCCGGGGCGCGCCTGGTGCAAGCCGGGACTCTTCGAGGGGGTCAGGCTGCCGCGGGCAGAGCCGCCGCAGGACTTCATACAGCTCACAGCGGACGAGCTACTCACCATGGTCGAAAGCACGGACGTCCCGCGTGACCGGGCGTTCCTCGCCCATCTGATCTGTACCGCCTGCCGCGTGGGTGAGGTGACCTCACTCAAGCTCGGTGATGTTGACCTAGACAACCTCACGGTCTACACCCGCATCCATAAGTCGAACCGGGCCGATTCCATGCCCATCGTGCAAGACCTCTTCGAGGAAATTACCAGGTGGCTAGTGGACTACCAGGACCGCGTCGAGGCCCCGCTTAACAACGCCTGGTACCTGTACCCGGCGAAGACGGCCACGTATTACCGCCAGGGCAGGGTGCGGGCCTACACCATCCGTCCCGACGTCGAGATGCAATACATGTCCGCCAGGCGGATTGTCCGCAACGGCCTCGTGCGCATCGGGTACAACCCCGCAGGGCTCACGCAGGAGGCCTGTCACACCATCCGCCGGAGTGTCGCACGGCTGTATTTCGACTCGCGGATGGGCGACGGCTACAGTCACGCCCTGCGAGAGACTCAGGCCCTGTTGCATCACAAGTCGTCCGCCACGACAGAGATGTATCTACGGCTCGACATCGACCGGGCCAGGCGAGACGATACAATGAAGGGTAAGCCGTTCATCCTCGGGCGGGCGGCGCAAACGAGGGGAGGCGTGAAGAATGGCGGACTCAGAGTCGCAGGATGAGAAGCCGAAGAGGGTTCGCTCAAGGGTGGCGCCCTGGGACGGCTATGCGGAGCACATACAGTGGCTAGCCGAGAACAAGCCGGATGAACTGCCACCTATCGAGGCGGACCGACTGAGAGCAGAGCAGGACAAGATATAGCAAAAGGGGCCCCAAAGGGGCCCCTTTTTTGTCCGCCATCAGCCGAAGAACTCGCCCTTATCGCCATCTCCATACTCGACAATGAAAATCCACTCGATAACACGCTTGACCTTGCGGCCGGATGCGTGCTCGGCGTGAGCGCGCATCGTCCCTTCGGGGTAATTCGGCGTAGAGACCCGTGGGTCTCCAGAGCCAATTGCCAGGGGTGCAGTCTTCGGGCCTTTCTCCTTACCCTTCGGGTTCGACTTGCCGTAGCCGTTCCTCTTCGGCTTAGGGAGCCATGGCGGGTCATCCTGGTTTGCCCATCCGCCGGTCGCGTTGCATCCAGGAGGGCTAGACCAACGCGAGCCACCACGCCAATACCATTCGCTGCCGTCCGACAGGCGGACCCACGTCCGCCCCTGGCTCGACACCCAGCTCTCGACGACGTGAGGAACTTTCGAGAGGCTCATCAGATCTCACAATTCCGCATCGCGGCCGACAGTGCGCGCATCGACTCCACAGAGCCTCCCATATCCGGATGCATTTTCCTACTCAGCGTGCGATAGACAATCTTCCGGTCGTCCTCGTGTAGCGAGTCCAGAACGGCGGTCAGAACATGCTCGGCGACATGCTCACGAACTCCGGCGTGCAAATTCGGGTCAACCACCTTGAACACGACCTCGAACATGTCATCAATCCAGGGCAGTACCGCGGCCGACGTGGAGGGCTGCGCCGTGACCTCGACGGTCGGTGCCGGCTCGACAGGGGAAGCCTCGACGGGCGCCGTAGGCGCGTGCTCCGGTTCAGGTTCGGGTGCTACCTGCGGCCCTGCTGTCGTCGAGGGCTCCAGATCGGGCGCCTTCGGTTTCGCCCTGGCCCCGTTGTAGATCTTCCCGTCCGTACCGGTGACCGGCGGAGGGGGGTCGCCAGGTGAGGAATTTTCCTCACCTGAGTGTCGACGGTCGTTGACGATCGTCTTCTGATCGACCCCCAATGCGGCCCCGATCGCCCTGGTCGACATCCCTGCCGCCCGAAGCTCTGCCACGAACGCAGGCCGGTCAACACGCGGCAGACGGATGATCGCCCCGTCGAACTCCCGGGAACACATCTCGCCCCACGACTCGTACCCGAGTCCGACCCACACCTGATTCCGAACACCATCGATAATCAGCGTTCGGGCTTCGTCGAGGGTGACCCTCACTCGGGTGACCCATTCGCGAGCCTCACCGTATGACCAGGTCGACACGATTTCAGTATCAGACCTGTCTGTGGTTGCAATGGTCACCAGAGCATTTCCTCTCTGAATTCGTCCTCGGCGCGGTCCGGCTGGACCGGCATGATTGCCCCCCGGAACGAAGGGCCTATTTTGATCAGGATGGGAATTTCCGGCTCGACGATCCGCATGCCCATAACCGGGCTTGCCCCGGCGGGGCGCACCTTCGCAAACGGGGCCAGCAGCGACGGCTGAAAATAGACGTCGAGTGGCCAGGGGCGAGGCTCTCCCGGCCTTTCCGTCCGGCGCGCGATCCGGGCAGCGAGTTCGTCTACCAGGTCGAACAGCTCAGCTTCGGTTGTCCCGAACAACGTTGCCGAGTCGCCCCGCCCTTCGAGGGGGCGCACCCTGGCAGGCGTCCCGATGGACTGCCCGCCAGGGATCACCATCGTCAGCAACCGTCCACCCTGGGGGTCTACCTCTCCCAAGGTCAGATGGACGTCGGTTTTCCGCTCCGCCCGGATGGCCTTCTCTACGGCCTGTGCGTCGAGGCGCTCCACGGCGCCTGACCACTCCCCGGACGTCTTCGCCTCGACGGTGTCGATCCCCACGGTGTAGGTGTCACAGGCGGACACCTCGACGTAGCCGGGGCCGATGTCGAGTCGGACGATGGGGTACGGGCTTCGGGCCGGACAGAAGGCCAGCACGTTTGCCAGCACGCGGGCCAGGGCGGGCCCGTCAACCTCAGCCCTGACGCTGTCCACGGCCTGACCGTGGCAGCTTGACGCCGGAGGCCTTTTCCGCGGCCCTGACTGCGGCCCCTACGGCAGTCCTAGGCTCGCCCCTACGGGGCAGATACTCCGGGGACTGTGTGGAGTACCAGACGACGCCGTTAAGACCGTTGGAGCCCTTCACAGGCTCGCGGTGCTCGACGGCACGCAGGGTGAATGGCTCAGACACGGGTGATCCCATCGAACGCCACGGCGAGACGCTCCAGGAACGGCATCGCGTGCGAGTCCTCGACGATGCGCTTGGTACCACCTGCCGCCGCAGTGGTCAGGTACATGAGCGCGATACTGTCCGCTTCCGTCGGCTTGATTTTGACGTTGGCGATGCCTTCGGCGTTCTTCTGCGCCTTGTAGAGGCGCACAAAGATGGCGTCAGCCGTCTCGGTGAAACCCGCGTTGGCGCCGATACCGTCGAGCGCGTAGGCCAGACGGATGAGGTTCACCGCGTCGTCACGAGACATCGAAACGACCTTTGGCACCGTGTAGGCGGAGGTTCCCTGAGCTGTCACTGTGGCTCCCTGTCTGGGGTGGTCTGCCGTACAGGGGCTATCAAAGTACACCTTCGAGGTGGCGGCAACGCCGTTTGGCGGGTAGACGCACAGTGGCCAGTCGGAGCTAGGAGCGTAGTTGTTGAAGTGTTGTTGTCGCCTTTCGCTCTCGGCGACAACATAATATTAAGTGAGAGAGGGAGTGAGCGAAGCGAGCGACCGAACGGCCCAACAGCTTCAACCACCCAAAGGCACAAAAGCCAATCGCCCGGCATCCTGACCGGGCGATGATGAAAAGCTTCCCTGAATACAACCACGGAATCAAGTAACAAACTAAACCACAAAAAGCCGTTACGTTGATTCAGGGATCAGACCAATGAAGAAATGCCTAGACTGCGACACCCTAGTGTCGCAAGGATCTAGATGTAAAGAACATGCACGCGCACGTAAGCGCGCGCAAGAGGCCAGGCGAGCAAGGGCGAGCAACCACGCCCGCGGGTACACCCGCGAGTACAGAGCCAACCGCCTAACCATCCTGGCCACTGCGCCACAGTGCTCCGTGGCCCTGTGTACCACCACAGCCGACACGGTCGATCACATCGTTCCGCTATCACGAGGCGGAACGAACGACCTCGACAACCTCAGACCGATGTGCAGCTTCCACAACACGAGCCGTGGCAACCGCCACGACTGGTCAGCCTAGGCCCGTGCACCTCTTCACCCTGATCTGAGTCTGAGCGACCTTCGCCTGGGCTAGCAGGTGCTCCAGTGCCGCCACAGCCTCGTCGACCTGCCCACGGCGCCACGCCAACAGTGCATCACCACAGTAGTCGCGTACGCACAGAATGCGCGTATCTATGGTCATCGGGGGTGTCTTGTTTGTCATGGCATGTTCATACATGAGCACAGCGTGATCGTGCTACACGTGAGTAGATGACTGGCCTAGCGGAGCGTGCCCGTGTGACCCAACGTGACGCCTGGCAGCGTGGCGCCCCTGTGCCGCCCGGGAGAGTCTGAGCGGCCCCCTGGCGACTCCGCCGCATTCCGGCTCCGCGTGCGCCTGCGCATGACCCAACCAGTAGCACGGAGTGACGTCACTCAGGGTGACGTCGTTTGGCTCGCCTCCGGGATGCCGAGTGACCAGGTGCCCCGGACGGGGCTGCCCTCGACGGGGCAGCACACGCGGCCCCCGCCTGGCACCAGCATCGGGCCTTCGGTCGTGTCGATGGTGATCTCGAAGTCGGCTAGCAGCTCATGGTCGTCTTCTGGCTCGCCGCACAGCGGGCACGTGTCCACTTACTGATCATATCGACGTGCCCACGGGGGGTGATGACCGATGCCACAGCCGACGAAGCCAACGGCGCTCAAACTCCTACACGGGGTAGACAAGGTCAACCCGGGGCGGATCAACCGCGGCGAGGCTGCGGTACCCCTGGCCCCGAACCCTGAGCCTCCGCTTGACCTCGACGCCGTCGCGCGTGACGTCTGGGATCACTACCTGCCGATCCTTCGCACGGCGAGGCTCCTGACGGAGGCGGATGTACTCGCCTTTGCTGCCCTGTGTCAGTCCTGGTCTTCGTACCGGGCCGCCGTCGAGGCGGTTCGTCGTGAGGGCCCGCTCACCGTGGGCGGGCGCGGGCAGGTGGTTCGGAACCCTGCGGCCCTGGTAGCGAAGGACTCGCTTGCCGAGTTCATGCGCTTGGCCGTCGAGTTCGGGCTGACGCCGTCGAGCCGTGCCCGCATCTCCCTGCCGGAGGCGGGTTCCGGTGATGCCCTCGACGATCTTCTCTCTATGTAATTTTCACCGCGTGCAAGATCTGGCCCTCGAAGGGCTGCCGGGCCCGCCACACCAGCGGGCCCGCCTCGACGCCTCTGGCTAGGTGAACAATTGCGCCTGGCGGCCCTCGAAGCTCCGGATGCTGTCGAGGCTGACGCCGTGGCCCAACCGGCGTAGCCGTCCCTTGGACGGGGCGCAGTATTGGCGGACCGTCGAGGCGGTCAGTCTGAGTCTGGCCGCTGCAACCTCGAAGGTGACTTCCTGGTCGACCGGCGCGGGCGCCGGCTCGACGGCCGGCGGCAGCACCGACACGACGATGTCGATCGGCGAAGGCTTCCGCACGGAGAACAGCTCCGCGGTGACCTGCGCCCTGGTGACCGCCTGGCCTTCGCCGAGTAGCTGCGCCTGGCGGCGCACGACGGCGGCGCGCTGGGTGGGTGTGAGCCTCATGCCGTCGCCCCGGTGGCTGCCATCTGGCGGGCCAGGGCGGCAACGAGTGACGGGCTTGCGTACGCCTGTCCACCCAGTTCCATGGATGCTGCGGCCAGGGCCCACGCGGGAGGCGTCGGGAGTGCGGACCGGTCAGGGCGCGGTGCGGGCACCAGGCGGTTGGTCGGTGCGTTCGACGGGGGCAGGACCACCGGTCCCTGCCTGTTTTTCCTGATCTTCGATGCTGCGTCGCGCGCACGCGCGACAGGGTTTTTCCGGGGAGAGGAACTGCCAGGGAGGGTACCGGTAGCCCGGATGCTGTCCGATCCATGATCGGCACCAGTCGAGCCGGATTGGTCCCGGTTCGCCGGACGCTCCGCGAACAGAAGCCTGTAGACCGCGTTCCGTCCTCGACGGGCGCGTTCCGCCAGGGCGACCAGGCCCCGGGCGGCCAGGCGGGCAATGGTGGCGGACAGCTGGGTACGACCTAGCCCCGTTCGGTCCGACAGGATCTTGTGCCCGGGGGACGCGACGTCACGGCCGGACCGGCAGTCCTCCGCCAGGGCGAGCAGGACAACCCGCTCCTGTGGCGACAGGTCACCGGGCGCGATGTCCCATGCCGCTAGCTGGTGTCCGAGACTCACGATCACTCCCAAGGTGCAGTTTGGTACCGACCGGCCGGACGCTACCAAACTGCACCTTCGTTCGACAAGGGGCCGTAGCTCAGACGGCAGAGCAACCGGTTGAAGCCCGGTGCGCCGAGGTTCGATCCCTCGCGGTCCCACGCTCCGAAGGCCAGGGCTAGGACGGGTTCGACCGGGCCCAAACCGAGAGGTTCCGCCCGGGACCGGGGTTCGATTCCCCGCTAGTCCACACCCACAGAGGCCCCCTAGACGGGGCATCTTTTCGTTTGGCGTTTACGCCTTCGATCGTCCACAGAAAGGCGGGCCCCCTTGGATGGCTCGCCTACCTCTGCCGCGCAGCTTTGGCATTTTGACGACGCCAGGGCGGACCGTGCACAGCGGTTCGTCGAGCGTGGGTTAGTCCACACGAAGGGTCGGCACGCCCGCCGGCCGTTCCTGCTGGAGCCCTGGCAGCGCGACGAAATCATTCGGCCGATGTTCGGCACGGTCATGTATGACCCTCAGCTCGAACAGTGGGTGAGGCAATACCGCCTGGCGTGGATCGAGCTGGGCCGGAAGAACGGCAAGAGCGAACTTCTCTCCGCCCTGGCCCTCTACTTCCTGTGTGCCGATGGCGAGGAAAGCGCCGAAGTGTACGGGGCTGCCTGCGACCGTGACCAGGCCGCGTTGGTCTACAACGTGGCGAAGCGGATGGTTGAGCTGTCGCCGGTACTGTCCAAGCGCCTCGAAGTGCTCGACTCGAAAAAGCGGATCATCGATCCGAAGACCAACTCTGTCTACCAGGTGCTTGCCGCTGACGCGGGCGGCAACCTGGGTCAGAACCCGCACGCCATCGTTTTCGACGAGGTACTGACGCAGCCTAACCGGGAACTATGGGACGCCCTGCGGACCGGCATGGGTGCCCGGTCACAGCCGATCATGATTGCGGCCACGACCGCGGGCAACACCGGTAATGACTTCTGTCTCGAAGAGCACGAGTATTCGCTGTCCGTCGCGGAGAGCCCGGATACGGACCCTCACCGCCTGGTGTTCGCGCGGAACTGCCCGACTGATTGGAACTGGGAAGACGAGGGCTCCCCGGCCGATCCTGAGACGGGCCGGCAGGCAACGGGCTGGTATCTGGCCAACCCTGCACTCGGATCGTTCCTGTCGATTCAGACGCTCCGGGCGGAGGCTGCGGAGGCGAAGCAGCGGCCTTCGGCGCAGAACGCCTTCCGGCAGTTCCGGCTGAACCAGTGGGTTTCTCAGACAATGCGGTGGCTCGACATGGCCGTGTGGGATGTGAACGCGGGCAGCGTGCCCGCCTCCGACCTGCCCACGCTTATGGAGAGCATGCCCGCGTATGCAGGGCTGGACCTTGCGTCAGCCGAAGACTTTGCCGCCTGGTGCTTAGTTTTCCCTGGCGGGGAAGACACGCCAACGGCCGTGATCTGGCGATTCTGGGTGCCGGAAACCGCCGTCGAGCGCCACCGGTCCCGGGACCGTATCCGTCTGTGGGCGGAGCAGGGTCACGTGACGATCGTCCCCGGGAACACGATCCGTTTCGACGATATCGAGACTGCGATTCACGCGGACATGGAACGGTACCGGGTTGAGAAGGTCGGTTACGACCCGTGGCAGAGTCCGCAGATTGTTCAGCGGCTCGAAGACGCGGGCGTTCTGTGCGTGAAAATTCCGCAGACGCTCATGCGACTGTCCGCGCCAACCAAGGAAATCGAACGTCTGCTCGCCGAGCGGGACCTTGCGCACGGCGGTAACCCGGTTGCCCGGTGGATGGCTGACAACGTCGAGGCCATCGCCGATGGTGAAGGGCACATCAAGCCGAGCAAGAAAAAGAGCGCTGACAAGATCGACGGCATTTCAGCCCTCGTGAACGCTCTTTTCGTCGCGCTGCTAGTCCCTGAGCCAGACCTCACCCCCGAAGTTTTCGATCTGGAGGCGTTCCTATGAGGCGTTTCGCCGCCCGTTTCTCCGTCTCCGATGGCGCTCTGGTCGTCGGCTTTGGCCTGGTCGCTTCGGGTGTCGCCCTGGTCTCGCTTCCTGCCGGTCTGATCGTGGCCGGTGTCCTGCTCTGCGTCCTGAGCGTGGCCCGGGAGGCTGCCTAGTGTTCAGCCTTTCTCGCGTTGCCCGCCGGTCTCAGGACGTCATCACGGGTAGGGACGTGTGGGGCGACAGCTTCGGCGCCTCACGGCTCACCGCGTCGGGGGCGAGAGTCACTCAGGACTCGGCGCTCCGGATGATCGCCGTGCATTTCTGTGTGAGCCTGATTGCGGATGTGATCTCGACTCTGCCGACGGAGGTTTACCGCCTGGTCGCAGGCGGGCAGGTTCAGATCAAGTCGCCTATCTGGCTTGACGAGCCGAACCCTGAAATGACTGCGGTTGATTTCTGGCATCGGGTGCTGGTCTCGCTTCTGCTCGACGGCAACGCCTTCGTGTTCATCGTCCGCGGGCCGAACGGCCAGCCTGTCTCTCTGATTCCCTTGGAACCGTCATCGGTGCAGCCGTACCGGTATAACGGGCAAATCTCCTACGTATTCGCCGGAGGGCTCCCGTTCACCCCTGACGACTTGTTCCCTGTGGGCTCGCAGATTCTCAGCCGCAATGAGATCTTGCACATCTCCGCATTCACCAGGCCGGGCGACCTTCGGGGGCTTTCGCCTATCGAGGTCGCGCGGGAGGCGATCGGCCTAGGCCTCACGTTGGAGGACTATGCCGCCCGGTTCTTCGGCCAGGGCGCCACGGTCAGCGGCGTGATTCAGAGCCCGGTGCCGATGAACGCCGATCAGGCAAAGGTCATGGCTCGCGCGTTCGCCGATCACCACTCCGGCGGGCGTAAAGCCCACCTGCCAATGATCCTGACGAACGGCTCGACGTGGCAGCAAATCACGGTGCCGAACGACCAGGCGCAGTTCCTCGACTCTCGGCGGTTCTCGAAAACGGAGATCGGAAATCTGTACCGAATTCCCGGCTACCTCCTCGATCCGCAGGTTTCCTCTACATGGGGTAGTGGCGTCGAGGAACAGAACCGAATGTTGGTCGACATCACGTTACAGCCGTGGGTTGTTCGCGTCGAGCGGGCATTCTCCCTTCGCCTTTTCCCGCGCGGTCAGAACATGCGCTTCAACCTCGACGCGCTTCTACGCGGTAGGACCCTCGACAGGTATCAGGCCCATTCAATCGGCCTGACTAGCCAGTTCCTAACCGTGAATGAGGTTCGGAGCATCGAAGACCTGCCGCCTCTGCCCGGTGGCGATGACGTCGTGAAACCGAAAGAGCCATCCCTAGTGCTCCGGCCAGGGAAGCCGCCGGCCGACGAAGACGGCCCACCGGCGGACGCCACGACCGAAGAGAGCGAATGAATGGACATTGAGCGGCGCATCATTGACGCGCACGTCGAGGTGCGGGCCGACCACGCCGGAAACAAGACGATCGAAGGCTACGCCTCCGTTTTCGATTCGCGGTCGCAGAATCTCGGCGGGTTCGTCGAGCGGGTCAGGCCGGGCGCCTTCGCGCAGAGCCTTGCCGATGGTGACGACGTCCGGGCCCTGATGAACCATGATTCGAATTTCGTGCTCGGCCGCAGAGCGTCCGGGACGCTGGAACTGGCGGAGGATTCGACCGGGCTGCACTACCGCATCACTCCGTCGAACGCGAGCTACGCAAGAGATCTTGTGATCGCGATGGAACGCGGTGACGTGAGTCAGTCGAGCTTCGGATTCATCACGAATCCGGACGGCGACGAATGGGCCTACACGGAAGACCAGTTCCCGCTTCGGTCGCTGCTCTCCGTCCGCCTGGTCGACGTCTCGCCTGTCACTTTCCCGGCCTACCTCGACACGGAATCGAAGGTGGCCGTTCGCGCGATCGAGCGTGCACAGGGAATGGTGGCGCCGGTCGTCGAGCCGGAAGACCCGAACGCGGCACTACGCCGCGCGATGTTCGGCCGCAAGTACCTCTGAGCTTTCGCTCAAACACCAAACAAACCAGGCGGACAGCGTCCGCCTTTTTTTATGCCCACGTTTGGGCGAAAGGGAGACGAATGTCTCGCGAACTGATCAACGGCCTGATGACCCGCCGGGCGCAGGTGTGGGAGAGCGCAAAGGGCATCCTCGACGCCGCAGGCGACAAGGCCCTGAGTGGCGAGCAGCGCCAGGCCTTCGACCGGGCGAACGCGGAGCTTGACCAGCTCGACGCCGATATTCAGGGCTGGACCGAACGGGAGGCACGTTCCGCCCTGGTCGCCGATGCGGTGGCTGGCCTGGAACGCCAGGGCGTGACCGTCGACCGCCCGGCATCCCCGCAGGCCGTCGAGGCGGACACCCTTCGGGCCTTCGGCGCCGGTGAGCGCCGCGCCGCCGAGTTCTCCATGCGGGAGCACCGTGCGAACGAACTGTTGGTGGCCACCACCGGATCGAGCACCGGCGGGCAGACCGTCCCGACGTCGTTCGTGTCGAAGCTGATCGAATACATGACCGTCAACTCGGCTGTGCTCAAGGCCGGTCCGACGATCATCCGGACCGACAGCGGCGAGCCTCTCACCATGCCGCGGGTCTCGGCGGTCACGTCTGCCGCCGGCATCATCGCGGAGGCGGGCGCGCTGTCGAACGCGCGACCGGCGTTCGATCAGGTGACCCTGAACAGTTGGAAGTACGGCTTCCTGCGGCAGCTCTCGCCGGAGCTGGTGACCGATACCGCCATCGACCTGATCGACTTCCTTGCCCGGGACGCGGGCCGCGCGCTGGGCAACGGTCTCGGCGCCCACCTGGTGACCGGGGACGGTACCACCCAGCCGGAAGGCGTTCTGACCGCCTCGACCCTCGGCAAGACCGGCCCGACCGGGGCATCCGGTGGCGTTGGCGCGCAGAGCACCGCAGGCGCCGGATATGACGTCCTGATCGACCTCGAGTTTTCGATCATCGAGGCGTACCGCGCAAACGCGAAGTTCCTGATGCGTGACGCCACCCTCGCCGCCCTGCGGAAGGTGAAGAACGCTGACGGCGTTTACGCCTGGGCTCCGTCGGTTCAGGTGGGTCAGCCGAGCACGATTCTCGGATACCCCGTGCTGACCGACCCGAACATGCCCGCCGTGGGTCTGGGTGCCAAGAGCATTCTCTTCGGTGACTTCTCGACCTTCGCCGTGCGTCTGGTCGGCCCGGTCCGCTATGAGCGGAGCGACGATTTCGCATTCGCGAACGACCTGATCACTTACCGCGCCCTTCTGCGCGCGGACTCCGCTCAGCTCGACACCACCGGCGCCATCAAGCACTACATCGGCGGTGCTAGCTGACGCAGGCGACGGAGCCCGGGGCCAACCGGCTCCGGGCTTTCTCCTTGTCTGCGAAAGGCATCTGATGATCGTTCGAATGAAGATTGATATTTCCGGGCTCCGTGATGGTGAGCCCTGGCCTGGCTACGGCGAAACGCTGGACGTTCCGCAGGACGAGGGCCAGGCCCTGTGTCGGAAGGGTTTTGCGGAGGCGGTTGGCCTGACGCTCGAAGCCGCCCGTGAGGTTCGCATCGTCGAGCCTGAGCCGGGTGTGATGACCACTCGCCGGGGCCCTGGTCGTCCGCGTAAAAGCGCTGCCTGAGTCGAGGGGGTAGACAGTGGGTGCTCTTTCTGGCTCCGAAGCGAACAGCGTTCTGAACGCGACCACCACGGTTGCTACCTACACGGCGCCGGTCGGCCCGTTGAAGGCACGCCTGATGACCGCGAACGGTTCCGCCTCTGCCGCCGGCACTGAGGTAACCGGCGGTTCCTACACGGCGCAGACGATCGCGTTCGGGGCCGCCTCCGGCGGTGTTGCGTCGAACTCGGTAATAGTCGATTTCGCAAACATGCCGCTATGCACTGTGGTCGGCGTCGAGATCTGGGATTCGGCGGGCACGCCGCGGCGTCTTTGGTGGGGTGCGCTGAGCGCCTCCAAGTCGGTTGGTTCCGGCGACACATTCCGTTTCCAGGCCGGTTCGGTCAGCGTATCTCTGCCGTAGGGGGTTTAGGTGAATACCCTACAGCGGAAGTCTTTTGCCACCACGACCGCGGCCACTACTTTCACGGTGACGCTTGACCAGCCTTGCGCGGCCGGCTCGACGCTGGTGATTGCCACCGGCGGCCCTGCTGTGGTGACCGCGCGGGTTGGGTCGGCCGCAGGGCCGACATTCACGAAGCGGACGCAGTCACTCAACAACAACGAGATGACCGTGTCCGACTATGCCGGCACAGCCGGAGGCGAGACGGTTGTTCACGTCACCCTGTCAGGCTCCGCCCGAATGTCGGGCGAGATCTACGAATGCGTTGGGCTGGGCGCCTTCCAGTCGGGAGCCACCTACTTTTCCGCGACGGCAGGCCGGTACCCGGCAACCTCGACGCTCACCCTGGCAGGGCCCTGTGTCGTCTTCTCAGCGCTGCTGACCACCGACGCCACGGCTAACAGGCCCTGGCGTGGCCTGGAACCCGTCGGGCGCCTATACAACAACGTCCTGTACAACACCAACCTTGCGGTTGCCTACGGCGTTTCCGACGTGGCGGCAGGCACGTACACGGTTGGCTCGACGAAAATCAACGCGAGTTCGTACACGCAGATCGTTGCCGTTGCCTACAGCGACACGACGGGCGTCCCGTCGAATACGCCCTACGCGAACGCGACCGTTGCCGAGAATTCGAGGCCTCCCCGCTACTACGGGGATTGGATCGGCGCGACCACCCACGCTAATATCGCGGGCTTCGCGACAGCTCAGAGCGTCCTGCCCGGCGGCACGGTCTATTTCAAGGTCGACTCTGACAACGTCGGGTTCAACGTCGAGGTCAACCGGCTCGGCTACTACGGCAACCCGGTGCCTGGTGTGCCCGATCTCGAAGACCACGGGGCGCACCTTATGGCGACGGTCGCGGGTACGCCTGCGGTCCAGCCGACACCGAACTTCACCGCCTCGACGTTCACAACGGACTGTTCGAATTGGTCTGTGACCGCGCAGTGGTCGGTACCGGCGACGGCCAGACCGGGCGTCTACCTGGTGAACTTCCGCCGGACCGACAACTCCGCCTACGTCTCTCAGGGCATGTTTATCGTTCGCTCTCCGGCCGGTAGCACAAACCGCCTGGCGGTTGTCGTCGATGACAACACATGCCAGGCATACAACAATTTCCAGGACAGGGCGAACCCGACGGCAGGGTATTCCCTGTACGGCCAGGGCGGCACCTCCGGTCAGCGTGCCTACGCGGTCAGTTTCGAGCGTCCCTACGCGACACAGAACAACCTTGCCCGGACGTGGATTCTTGACGACGAATACAGCATTATCAACTTCCTAGAACGCAACGGGGTTGATCTCGCCTACTACTCGTCGGCTGACCTCGATGCAGATCAGAACCTGCTGATCTCTCACCGTGCGGCGCTGATGCCTGGGCATCAGGAATACGTGTCCCAAGGAATGTGGGATGCGTGGGAGGCGGCGAAGGCCGCAGGTGTTCACATGGTGTGGCTGAGCGCGAACAGTGCTCTGTGGCATGTGCGTTTCGACGCGACCCGCCGGAAGATGACCTGTTACAAGGATTCGTTCGGGGATGTGTCCGACCCGTCCGGTTGGACGGGCACATGGCGGGATTCGAGGGCAGGGAACACGGCGACTCGCCGGTCAGAATCCGGGCTGCATGGGCTCTGGTTCAAGGTCAACGGCGTCCGGTTGGACCAGGTGACGGTGCCGGACACGTTCAAAGCCTCGCCGTTCTGGCGGAGCACCACGGTAGCGTCGCTGGGCTCCGGGGCGTCGAAGACGCTGCCGGCGAACGGCCTCGGCTACGAATGGGATTTCTACCGGTCGGCCGACCCTGCCGCACCGACGAACAAGGTTTTCCTGTCGTCAACCACCATCGCCGTCACGGGCATGGTGGCAAATGACGACGGCTGGCTTTACACCCTGTCCGACACGCTGACGCACAATTTCATCCTGTGGCGCGCAGCCTCCGGCGCCCTGGTGTTCAACGCGGGCACGAACAGGTTCGGTCACGGGCTCTCGCAGTTCACCGAAGGCAACTACCTGTCGAACAAGCCCCTCGACACGGACGTTCAACAGGCGCTGATCAACCTCCTGTGCGACATGGGGGTGACGGCGGAAACCCGAATGTCGGTGCTGGTTGATCCTGCGCCTGCACAGGCGGCCACGGCCTACGGGCTGACCGTCTCGACGGTCACGGGTGACACAGCGATGACCGCGGCCTCGACGGTCACGGCGTCCGGCCGTCAGCTTGCGATCGGTTCGGCGTCGATCGCTCAGGCGTCCGCCGACGCGGCTACCGGGCTCGTGCTGGCCATAGGCGGGGGCGACCTGTCGCAGGTCGCTGCCCTGATCGCGTCAGGCGAAGTGATCCAGATTGCGCCGGCGGCATGGCGCTACTTCGAGGGGGCGGCAGGCATCAACAGCTTCGAGGGGGGTGTTTCGTGATCCGCACAGCCGTCGGTGCTGTCACCACGCATCAGGTGACCTTCTGGGGCGACGAAGACCCTGTAGACCCTGACGGGAACACGGCCACCCTCACCATCACGGACGTCGACGGGGCCGCCTCGACGTCCACCGGTATAAGAGCCTCGACGGGCGTCTACACGGCGCTACTGCCCACGTCGGTCGATCCCACGATCTACCGCCTGCGCTGGTCGGGCACGTTCACGGGCATCGAGCAGGTCATCACGGATGCCGTCGAGGTGACCGGCGCGCGCCTGTTCACCCTGGCAGACCTCCGGGCGACGGATAGCGCCTTCGGCGACCGGGACCGGTACCCGACGGCACTGCTCGAAACGGTGCGCCGGGAGACGGAAGACGAGGCTGAGCGGATCATGTCCCGGTCGTTCATCCCCCGGTACCGGGAGATCGTGACGACCGGTGGGCAGATTACTCAGCTGCTGTGGTTGGACTGCCTGCCCGTGCAGCGCATCCTGTCGGCAACGGTCGACGGCACCCCCGTGGACGTCCAGACAATTGCGGCTGACGCCCTAGGCTATGTGGCCAACTACTCGGGTTGGAGCACGGAGTTTCTCGGCAACACGATCCGGCTCGTCTACGGGGAGACGGACGTCCCGAGTGACGTCCGCAGAGCTGCACTGATCAGAGCCCGGACCCGTCTCCTCGACTTCAACAGCGGCATCCCCGATCGGGCCACGTCGTTTTCTGCCGTCGAGGGTGGAACCTACAGCCTGGCCACGCCAGGCCGCGCCGGTTTCGAGACCGGCGTCCCGGAGGTTGACGCCGTCTACAAACGGCACAGCTACACCATCGGGATTTTCTGATGACTCTGGCTGTGTATCCGACTAGCGCGCTGCCCGTGAAGACGCATTTCTTCGAGGGCCTGGCGGCCCTGCTCGACGGCAGGTCCGTCACGTGGGGTTTCCCCGGGCGGACGATCCCACGCGAGTGGGTCATGGTCGGTGAGATCACGTGGAACAGCGCGGATTGGGCGGCCCTGGGCACCAGGGCCCGTGACGAGCGCTATCAGATCAGCCTTCTGATCAACTTCAAGATTCCCGGGCAGACCTGTCGAGCCGTCGAGGAATCCGCCTTCGAGGTCTTCACCCAGATCGACGAATGGCTTCGAGCTAACCCGTTCGTCCTGTACGGCCGATCGGTTACAGCGCAGCTCCAACCGGAACGCGCGGCGTCCTACGCCTACCAGGATGGCGCGGAATGCCAGATCGAAGCACAGATTCTAGTTTCCGCCCGCCTTTAACGCCTTGCGAAGGGCATTTGCATGTCGAATCTTTTTGCCCAGCTGGGCGTTAAGAACGAATCCACCTATGGCGCCGCGGTTGCAGTTGACCGCTTTTTCGAGTTCGGTTCCGAGAGTGTCATCGGGGACTATCAGCGTATCGAGTCGGAGGCCATCCGGGCCGGCTCACGGGTGCTGCCTGCCGATCGGTGGGCGGTCAACCCGAAGGGTGCCGCCGGTGACCTGTCGTTAGAGGTGACAGGCCGGGGGTTCGGCTTCTGGCTGGCTCACATGCTCGGCACCGTCACCACGGAGGCGGACACGCCCGGGGCAGGGAAGAACACCCATACCGGCACCGTCGGCTCCCTCGACGGCCGGTCCTTCACCCTCCAGGTCGGGCGCCCGGACGTCGGGAACGTGGTCAGGCCCTACACCTACGCGGGCGGCAAGGTCGCGTCGTTCGAGATCTCCAACTCGGTTGACGGAATCTTGATGTTGAAGCTGTCCACGGACTTCGCTACCGAGACGATGCCTGTCGCCTCTCCGGCGGGCGTCTACGCCCTACAGACGGTCGCCTATCCGGCCGCGCCGAACCAGCTTCTGACCTTCGTCGGCGGGACGGTAACCGTCGCGTCCGTCGAGGTCGTGGCGTCGGAGGTCACTTTCTCGGTTGACTCCGGCCTTCGGCTGGACCGGTACGGCATCCGGTCTGCGGCCGGCAAGAGGGAGCCCCGGGAGAACGCCAGGCGCAGCATCGAGTGGGGGCTGACGGCAGAGTTTGAGGGGCTGACGCAGGTCTCGCGGGTCGCATCGGCGACCAGGTCCGGGGCCACCGCGTCGATCGTCGCCGTGTGGCAGACCCCGGACGCTGACGCCACGCTCACCGTGACGATCCCCGCGGCACGGTTCGACTCCCCATCTGCGGCGAACGTCGAGGGCGCCGAGACGTCCGATCTGAGCCTGTCCGGCATTGGCCTCGACAACGGCACCGACAGTCCCATCTCGATCAAGTATGTCACTGCCGACGCGACGCCCTGACCGATGGCAGCTCGACGTGTAGACACTCTGGCCGTTCGCGTGCCCGATCTGGGCAGCTTCCGCAGGCGGGTACGCCAGGCGGGCGCCGAACTCAAGGGTGAGCTAAAAGCCGCCAATATCGAAGTCTCGGAAATCATCGTCGAGGGGGCGAAGGCGAAGGCCTCCGGCCAGGGGAAGCAAGCCAACCGGGCAGCCTCGACGCTTAAGGCTGGCAAGTCTGCCAGCGACGCCTACGTGAATTTCGGGACGAAGCGCAAGCCATACGCCCTGGGCTCCGAGTTCGGATCGAAGCGTGACCATCCTCGCGAACTCGAATCGGGCAGGACCATGCGCGGCTGGAATCAGTTCCGGTCCTGGCGAGGCAACAAGGAAGGCGCAGGCTACTTCCTGTGGCCAACGATCCGCCAGGAAAAGACGAAGATCACGGAAACGTACCTGGCGGCCATCGACCGCATCGTGGGAATCATGGCAAGAGAGGATTAGGCGTTGGCCGTTCTTGATTTCGATCCGAAGGCAATGACAATCGGCGACCTTGAGGATTTCGAGGACATCGTTGGTGAGCCGATGCAAACCGCGCTCAGTCCGAAGCCCGTCCGGGATGCCGCAGGCGACATCGTGAGGGACGCCCGGGGCAGACCGAAGACCGCGGTTCAGCCCTCGACGAAGGCCATTAAGGCCCTGGTTTACCTTGCTGGTCGTCGGCAGAATCCCGCGTTCTCCCTCGACGACGCACGGCAGATTCGCGTGGATGAACTGCGTATTCACGCCGAGGAGCCTGCCGACCCAAAAGGCGGCAGCGCCTCCGGAGCCTAGCGGCGTTCTGCCACTTCTACGGGCTGACGCCTGACCAGGTGCGGGCTATGAGCCTTGACGACTATGTGGCGTTCGCCGAGTACCGCCGTGAGGTGATCGAGGCAGAGAACAGGAGGCGGTGACCCGTGGGAGACCAGACTAGAACCCTACGGGTCACCATTGTTGGCGACGCAAAGAACGTCAAGGAATCCGGGGCGCAGGCAGAAAACGCCCTTTCGGACGTTGGTGACGCCGCAGACGAGGCTAGCCGGCGAGCAGGTGATGCCTTCTCAGGTATCGGCACCCTGGCAGTTGCAGGCCTGGCCGCAGCTGCCGGGCAGGTGTCCGGGTTGATCGCTGACGCGATCGACCAAGAGGGCGTCATTGATCGGATGAACGCTCAGCTTGGGGCAACCGGCGAGTTCGCGCAGAGCATGGGGAGCGCCGCCGGCAACCTGTACGCCGACGGGTTCGGGGAGTCGATTCAGGACACCGCGGATGCGGTCAAGGCTGTGTGGCAGAACGGGCTGATTCCGGAGGACGCTGCCGATGCGGATATCGAGCGGGTAGCCGGGAAGCTGACGGATTTCGCCTCCGTCTTCGAGCAGGACACGGCCACCGTGTCCGGCGCCGTGTCGACCATGCTTAAGACCGGTCTCGCGAAGAGCGCGGATGAGGCGTTCGACCTTCTGACCAGGGGCATGCAGCAGGGCGTCAATAAGGCCGATGATCTTATGGATACCTTCACTGAGTATCCAACGATCTTCCGAGCTCTGGGCCTTTCCGGGCAGGAAACGATGGGTCTCCTATCTCAGGGCCTTAAGGCTGGTGCCCGCGACTCTGACACGGTCGCGGACGCGCTCAAAGAGACCACGCTGATGTTGCAGGGGATGGGGCAGCCGACCGTGGACGCGGTCAAGGCGCTAGGCCTCGACTCGAAGACGGTTCAGGACGCCATCAACGCGGGCGGGCAGACCGCGCATGACACCCTCGGCGAGCTAATCAAGCGCCTAGGCGACGTGAAGGACCCCACCCAGAAGGCGCAGATCGAGCTAGGCCTTTTCGGCACGAAGGCGGAAGACCTACAGGGAGCGCTCGACGGGCTCGATCTGTCGACGGCCACCCGCGAACTCGGCGATACCGCAGGCGCCATGGAACAGGTCAACACCACCCTGAACGACAACGCGGGTGCAAGACTCGAAACCTTTAAGCGTCAGGTCATGTCCACGTTCGTGGATGTCGTCGGAAACAAGATCGTACCGGTGATCGAGCGCAGGCTGATTCCCGCACTGACCGGGTTCGCGACCTGGGTTCAGAACAATCAGGGCCCGCTAAAGGTCATCGCCGTGATCCTGACCGCGCTGCTGATTCCGGCGCTGATCAGCGCCGGTGTGCAGGCGACGATTTCCGCAGCGAAGCAGGTTGCGGCGTGGGTGTCAGCTCAGGCGTCGGCAATCGCCTCCGCAGCCTCCCAAGTCGGAGCCCTGGTCATGATGGGGGCCCGGTGGGTTTGGGCCGGCTTACAGGCTCTGGCCAGCGGCGCGCAGATGGCCGCAGCCTGGCTAATCGCCATCGGGCCGGTAGCGATCGTCATAGCAGTCATAGCCGGTCTCGTGTTCCTGGTCATCAAATACTGGGATCAAATTTGGGGCGCCACGGTCGCCGTGTGGAACTCGGTAACCGGGTTCATCGTCGGCGCGGCTCAGGGCGTGGTCGACTGGGTGCGGGACCATTGGAAGCTGATACTCGGCTTCCTCACCGGACCAATTGGCGCAGCCGTGATCGCCATCGCCACGCATTGGACCAGCATAAAGAATGGTGGCCTCGCCGTTCTGTCCTGGTTCCAGGGTTTGCCAGCGTCGCTGACGTCGGCCCTTGCCACCGTCGCGTCAATTTTGCTCGCGCCTTTCAAGGCTGGATTTAACGCCATCGCTAAGGCGTGGAATTCGAGCGTTGGCGAGATTTCCTTTAAGGCGCCCGGATGGGTTCCCGGAATCGGTGGCAAGGGCTTCTCTGTGCCTCAGATTCCGATGCTCGCCGAAGGCGGGGTTATCCAGCGGGCCGGTCTCGCGGTCGTGGGTGACGGCGGGGAGCCGGAGATTGTCAGCCTGAGCCGTGGTGCGCAGGTGACCCCCCTTTCGAAGGTGCCCGCCTCCGGCGGCAGGGCAATCCACGTGTCGATTCAGGCCGGGTCGGTCATCGCCGAAAGGGACCTTACAGACAAGGTCCGGACGGCCGTCCGTGAGGCTCTGCGCCGCGAAGGCCGTGAACTAACTGTGTGAGGGATTTCCTTGGTTGCTATCACTCTCCCCGTGATCGGGGGCTCGTTCAACACGTGGGGCACGGAGAACAACACCGCGCTTACCGGCCTGGCGAACGCCGTGACGGCCCTCGAAGACCTGTCCGAAACCCCCGGTAACGTGGTGTCGTTCGGCGCCGTGGGTGATGGGGTGGCGGACGACACCGCGGCTATTCAGGCTGCGCTCGACGTCACCCGATTACTCTACTTCCCGCCTGGCACCTACAAGATTTCAGCGGCGCTGAACGTCCCCAACAACACCAGGATCTACGGCTCCGGGTTCCGAACCACCACTATCCGCCAGGTGACCGCGAACACGCAGTGTTTCATCCTGGCGACCGGTGGGGACGGTTTCCAGATCACCGATATGGCGCTGACCACGCCTACGTTGCAGCCGAATTCGGCGACGAACAGCAACGCTATCGAGTTCTCCAACTGCTTCATGAGCCTGTTCGCTCGGCTGCACATCTCGAAGTTCGCGACCGCGATCAACCTTACGACGGGATTCTTTGCGTCGTGCGGGTTTCAGGATATCGAGGTCAACGGCTACAGCCGTTATGCGTTCGATCTGTCCGCGACGTCGGCCGTGTCCACTGGATCGACGTTCCAGAACATCTACATTCACAACAACGTGTCCGGCTACCTGGTGCGGGATACCGCCTATGCGGCTATCTACCTCCAGAACTTTTCGGATGGCCTGCTGGCTCAGGTCAACATCGAGCACGGGAAGTTCTCCGGCTCGGCGCTGATTCTGGCCGGCTGTGAGAACCCTACGATCGTGGGCTTGCATTTCGAGGGCTGCGAACCAACCGGCGCCTACGAAGGCATGATCACAGTTCTTGACCAGTCAGCCCCGATGATTTTCGGGTTGCAGGTACAGAACTGCTTCATCTACTCGACGAACCTTTCAAACGCGCCGTTCGCCTGCGTCAAGATCGAGGACAACTGCCGGCTGACCGTGTTCGGATGGGTGGTCCGAAACAATACGGTGACCAACTCGCAGTTCACCAACCTGTACAACCCGGTGAACATCGACAACGCGATGATCTACGTGCAGGGGTATCGAGCCGGAACGTCGAACGGCATCACCGGCCGGCGGGCCGGTGCGACCTCGAAGCAACCCATTCGATGGTGGGACACCTACGCGGACACGCTTCGGGTCGGCTCGGCAGCCGATCCGGCTGACGGCCTGGTCGGCATCGCCATTGCCAACGGCACCGCGGCCCCCTCGACGAACCCCGCGAACGGCGGGTTCCTCTACGTCGAGGCGGGAGCCCTGAAGTGGCGCGGCAGCGCCGGCACCGTGACCACGATCGCTCCGGCCTAGGGGGTAGCTCATGGCCCTAGGTGGCTACGGCACCGGCTACTACGGCCAGGGGTATTACGGCGTAGACGATGACATCCCGATCGAGCTTGCCGAGACCCGCGGTGCTGTCTGCATTGTCGAGATTCAGGTTGCCGCAGTCTCGACGGATAGCCCGTACTTCACCCTGGGCTCTGATGCCCTGGGCACGGGCGTCCTGGGCCCGGACGGAGGCGAGTGGCTCGACATCTCAGAGCACGTCGTCGAGCTGTCCACGGCCGCCGGCCGGTCGTCCGAGCTTGACCCTGTGGACGTCGGAAAGGCGACCTTGGTTCTGGACAACGCGGATGGTCAGGTTGACCCCCTGTTCTCGCCGCTACAGGCCTACCTGCGTGCAGGCAACCCGATCCGCATCCGCGGTGAGGTCGCAGGGGAAGACTTCCCGATCTGGTTCGGCACCATCGAAGATGTCGACTTCGAGCTTGGCTACTCGCCCACGGTCACGCTGTCCTGCGTCGACCTCCTTGCCGCCCTGGGCGGCGCCGAACTGGCGGAGCTGCCGGCGGCGCAGTATGAGAGTGACCTGCCAGGCGCGCGCCTGGCCCGCGTGCTCGACGTCGTCGGGTTCGACCTGTCCCGAGCGGAGCTTGCCGCAGGCTCCGCTGTCCTGGCCTCCACGGTTTGGGGCGAGGCTGCCCTAGCCACGGCGCAGAAGATCGCGATGACAGAGGATGGGCTTCTGTTCCCGTCCGCGTACGGCACCCTCGTGTTCTACGGGCGCGACGCGCTGCTGACACGGCCCCGGTCCGTCACGGCACAGGCGTACTTCTCTGACCTGCCAGGCGTTGCGAAAATCGAGTATGAGGCGCTCCGGGCCACCTACAGCCTTCGGACGGTGTGGAACGACTGGACGGTGAAAATCCCGTCCGGTGTCGAGGTCAACCAGTACGATCAGGCGTCGATCGACCGGAACCGGCGCCGGTCACAGTCGAGGGAGACGTATCACCTCGACGACTCAGGGGCCACGGGGCTTGCCGCCCGCCTGGTGCGCTATTTCAAAGACCTGACGCTCCGCTTCGAGTCGATCTCTACGAACGTTGCAGGTCAGCCTGATCAGGCGGCCCTGATTCTCGGCCTGACCATGTGGGACATGGCGCACGTCGCCCGGCACTATGTTGCCGGCACTGTCTCCCAACAGGCAGTGGTTCAGGGTATTAGCCATCGGGTCACGCGCGACTCATGGACGTGTGAATTCAATCTGACGACCGTTCCGACGCCTGCGGAGATGTTCCGTTTGGGCTCCGGCCGTCTCGACGTCAACGCACTCGGATAAGGGAGGGTCATGCCCCGGAAGACGTGGGCCAACGGGGATATTCTCTCGGCGGCTGACATGAACACGTACGTGCGTGATCAGACGGTCATCACCTGCACGTCCACGACTCGCCCGACGGGTATCCCGACGGGCACTCTGATCTATGAGACGAACACCGGCGCCGTTATGAAGTACAACGGAACGTCCTGGGTGATGTTCAACGCGACGCTTACCAGGTTCACCTACGATTTCGCCGCAGATGTTACGAAGGCGTCGGGCACGTCGGGCACCTACCTCGACTCTTCGGCGATCGTGACCACGGGCCCGTCAATTATCGAGGTGTTTGCTACGTGTTCTGTCCGGGCTGCCACGGCAGGCCAGGCGATTTATGCCTCTCTCGGTTTAGAGGTGCCGTCGGGCACGTCGGTCCGAACGGTGCCTTCCGAAGGTGGGACGTCGGATGGCAACTCGATTCAAAAGCTGTCCCTGTATTTCAAGTGGTATGCGTCGAGCGCGGGAACGCAGACGTACAAGCTGACACAGGGTGTGGGTGGCGCATCCGGCTCGGTGGTTTTCTCCCGGTTCCAGTCTGATGCGTGGGTTACCAGGTCGTGACGACTCTGGAGATTGTGCTAACGACCGGGGCGGCGGCAACGGCCGTTGCCGCTATCGCCACCCTGGTCGGGAAGCTGTGGCGTGGCGCTCGACGGTTCTTCGATTTCGTTGACCGTGTCGAGGACAGAACCCGTCAGCTCGAAAACAACGGTGGCGGTTCTATGAAGGATCGCGTCGAGCGAATGCAGGAAACCCTAGATCAGGTGGTTGAGCGGCTCGACGCCATCGAACGGCGTCAGCGCCGGAGGCGGAGGTAACACGATGGCAGATCTTTGGCTTCCTGGTGCTCAGCGTGTCGACCGGTCGTCACAGGGCCTGGCCATGCTCGGCGGGCCCGCGGTGGCCGTGTGGCACTCCACAGAGACTGATCAAGGTACCGCCGGCGGGGTTGCCCGCGGCGCCAACATGGCGAAGTGGCCCGCTCACATCGTCTGGGATCCGTTCTCTGGCGAGACGTACCAGCTCCTACCCGCGAACGTCGGCGGGCGCGCCCTGGTCTCGGGCAACCGTGAGGGCCGCGTTGTGATCCAGATCGAGGCGGTTGGCAGGGCGGAGCGTGCTCCGCTCCGGGACTCGCCGATGGTGGGGATTGACCGGATTCTGTCCTGGCTTGACAGCTGGGGTGTGCCGCGCGTCTGGCCCGCTGGCAGCCCGAAGGCCTACCCGTCGAGCTACGGCCTGAACAACGGGCAGCGTGGCGCGTGGGGCAGGTCCGGGCACTTCGGGCACTCGCAGGTGCCCGGGAACGACCACGGCGACCCTGGCCTGATCGACGCCTCGAAGTGGGGCTCTGTCGCCCCCGCCTCGACGGGGGCCACGTACGACGAACCCCCGATGGCCTACACCCTGTGGGAAGGCGCTAAGGACCCCGTGCAGGGAAAGTATTCGTTCGTGCACTGGGTACAGGCGCGTTTGATCCACCACACGTTGCGGATCACTGTGGATGGCGATTTCGGCGCGAAGACCACGGAGGCGGTCAAGACGTTCCAGGTGTCCCGGGGTTTGAAGCCTGACGGCGTTTTCGGGCCCGTCACACACTCGTACCTGCGGTAACGGCAAGGGCGGCCCTCGACGGGGCCGCCCTTCGGCCGGTCACACCGGCTCGACTTCGGCCAGGGCCGCGCGGCCGGCATCTGTGGCGTGCCACGCCCGGCCATCGAAGGTGACCAGGCGCAGCATGGCCAACCCGAAGAGCGCGCCACGGGTGATGTCGAACATGGCCGGGCGCACCACGCCGTGCCTGGCGAAGACCGTCAGCGCGTAGGCCTCGTCTTCGGTCAGCGTGACCGCCTCGACGGGTGCAGCCTGCGCCCCGCTACAGGGCAGGCAGGCGAACACCTGGCCAACCGGTGAGGAGCCGACCGGCCGGGACACGGTCCCGGGGGTCGTGAGATCGGTTCCGCAGTTCACGCAGTCGTACCCGCCCGCCTGGCGTGCGCTCAGGACCACCACCGTCGGCCGGTCGTCCGCCGGTCGCACCTCGACGCCGTAGGCGCCCGCCAAGGCCTGCCATCCGGCGTCCGTCAGGGCCAGCGTGGAGACCTCCAACGCGCCAATGGTGCGGACGTCTACCCGCGTCACCAGGCCCCGGGAAATGAGCGCGTTCATGGTCCCGCCACGCAGGCGGTTGTGTGAGCCGCTGTCCGCGTAGAACTCGGTGCGGGCGTCAGGGTGAATGGTGCCGAACACCTGCTCGCGGGTGTGTGCGTACCCGCGAGCGACCACAAGCAGCGCCTCGAACATCTTCTCTGTCATCATCGCGGCCATTTCTGCAACCTCCCTGTTGGCGTTCGCCGACGGTACCAAAGTACACCATCGATCGTCCATACCAATTTGGAGATGCCATGCTGCGAAGCCTGTATGACTATGCGCTCGACTACGTCCGGCGTGAGCCGGTCAGGGTGAGCGTCGCCGTGGGCGCCGCGGTCACATGGGTGTCCGGGTTCCTGATCTCGCACGGCATCGCCGTGTCGGACTCTCTGCTCGCCGCAGTTGGCGGCGTTGTGGTCTTCGTGCTGGGTGAGCTTGCCAGGACGAAGGTTTCCCCGTTTTCGAAGGACGGTGATAGCGACGGGTAGGCACTCGGCACCCCCACGGATCGGACCGTCTCGCACGGCCGCTGTCGGCATGACCCTTGCCGCCACGGCGGCGGTTCCCGCGTCACCTGCTCAGGCCGCGGTTCCGGCACCGCCGGTCCGCCTGGCCGTCGAGGTCGGCGCCACCACGGATACGGTCCCGGTGTACGTCGAGCCTCCGACTGTGCCGGTGGTGCGCCCTTCGAAGGCGCCCGTCGTCGAGCCTGAGCCTGAGCCGACGGAAAATCCTGCCCCCACCCAGCCACCCGCACCCGCCGTCGATGTGGCCCCTGTGACGACCGACAATGCACCGGCACCCACTGTCGAGCCTGAGCCGGTCGTGTCCACGGATGACGGCCTGGCGTCGCGGGTTCTGGCCCTGGTTGCCCAGTTCGAGGGCACGCCGTACGTGTACGGCGGGGAGAGCCCCGGGGGGTTCGACTGCTCAGGGCTCGTTCAGTACGTCTTCGGCCTGGCCGGTGTGACCCTGCCCCGGACGACACAGCAGCAGTACGACGCCAGCACCAAAATCCCCTGGTCGGAGATCAGGCCTGGTGACCTGGTGTTCTTCGGCTCGACGAACGCCATCTACCACGTCGGCATCTACGCCGGGGATGGGACGATGTGGGCGGCCCCACGGCCGGGGAAGACGGTGCAGCTGCAAAAGATCTGGTCGACGAACGTGCACGCTGGACGGTTCTAGAGACACGAACGGGCACCCCTTCGGGGGTGCCCGTTTTTTGTGCCCAGATGTGGGCGACTCCTCTACGGGCGTAGCCCCATGTCGGTTGCGAGATCTGCTAGCCCGTTCTCCCTGGCCGTGCGGACCGGTACAACGTCCAGCAGGTCACGGACCACTCGGCGACCAAGACGCTGGTGTTTCAGCCACTCGGGTGCGAGTGACCGCGCTGAGCCAAGGGTTGTCATCGCGCCCGTGTAGTCCCTCAAAGCAACCTGAGACTCTGCCATGGTCAGTAGGTGACGCTTTCCGGGGGTGCCCCGTAGCTGGACCGCACGACCGATGCGGAGCGCCGTTTCGGGGTCGCCCATCACGATTGCATTTTCGGATTCGGCGACGGCGATATGCGCCGGACCGAACCGCTTCCGGTAAACCAGGTCGCCACCCAGCCGGTAGGCAACCGCGCGGGCGAGCGATACCGCCTCCTCGGCCGTGGAAGTGTCGGCATCCCTGCTTGCGGCGGCTGACGCCTGCACGCACAACCGGCCGTAGACGTCGAGCCGGTCCCGGTCGGTGCTGGATATCGGAGGTTCGATCATCTGGGCAAGATGTAGTGACGACGTTGCCGCATCGGCGAACCGAGCATGAAGGATCATGATCCATGGGGCATGCTCGCCGCAGCGAGCATAGAGCACCGGATCACTTGCGCGCTCCGCGTGGATTAGGGAGCGCTGGACCGCATCCCGAGCCAGATCGTCATGGCGGATTTGGATCAAAACCCCCGAAAGGGTTCGATAGGCGAGAGCCGCTATCCGTGACGCTTCGGACGACGGATTGTCTCGTACGTGACGCTCTACGGCCGGAAGTAGTTCCGTCAGGTCAGCGAGGGTCACATGGTAGTCGCCGCTGTCGTACCCTGCCCGTACACGGTCAATTCGCACCTGTAGATCTTCTGTCGTTGAAGGGGCTCCGTCCGGTATTCCGTCCGTCCCGAACGCGGGAAAGAGGATTCGTCGGACGTCGAGCAAGGTAGCCGTGTCGCCATTGTCGAAATGATCGAGTTCCGTATCCTGACTGAGCAGGTCGGACGTTCTCACGTCCAGCGCGCGAGCAAGCGCGCCGAGCGTGCGCAGCTGAGCGCCGCTCCGCCGGCCCTGCTCAAGCCTGCGGATGACATCCGCGCTGACGCCGGACCGCTCCGCTAGCTCTTCCTGGGTCATGTTCCGTCGTCTGCGGACTTGCGCAAGTCGTGTGCCGACGTCATCCATGGGATCCCCTCTCCAATAACAAGGGTACGCACGCCCGCACGAGGTAGGGCGCCATGGCCTAGTTGCGCCAAGTGGTCTCGGCAGCAAGGGGACCGTGTGGCCGTTCCGTCACGCTTGGTGGCCTGTCAGGGTCTGATCAGGGCGCACCGGAGCTTGGGGAAGCAACGTGCGATCGGTGCGCCCACCTAGACACCCCTGGGCACACTGCCGCCGCCGACGCCGGTGTGCCCGGGGGCCCTACAGCGGGGAGGGTGACGGGTGCCGTACGTGCGCGTGAGCAGGGGGTCGGAGGGTAGACCAGAGATCACCTTCCTTGCCTGGCCGCAAGTCATGGCCATGGGCATTGAGAAACTCGTCGCCGAAGCCATATCGGAGCCCGGGGTGCGCTCCGTCGAGCTGACAGACGACGCAGGCTCTCGGATCATGACCAGAGAGAAGCCCATCGCCGGAAGCGCGGTACGCCGCGAACGCGCCTTCCTCGGAAGGCACGCCATGCCGGCGGCACCGGACCGCCCATGATGGTCATCCTGACGTACCTGGACAGTCGAGAGCCGACGTCGACGATGGTCAGCTCTGACGTGCTCCGCCACGCAGACCTGCCGGCACTAGCAAGCCGCCTAGTCAGCTCACTACCCCGGGCTGCGCGGGTCCGCATCCTCGACGCCAACGGCGAACCCCTGGCCGACACAGGCGGCGTGCCATGCCCTACCTGAACATCGTGGGCGCCCCCGGCACGGCCGGGGCCATCTTCTACGTCCCCGCCTGGCGGACGACGCGGGATGTCGACCTGCCGGACGTCGTCCGTCGGGCCCTGGCGGAAGACCCGACCGTGACCCGCGTCGAGATCCTCTCTGACAGCTACGGCCTTACCGAGACGGTCACCCGTGACGGCGAACGGTAGTCGGATGCGCCAGGACAGTCCGACCGGGGCCGAAGGGGTGCCCGTTCCTCGTACGGCCAGCGGCCTACCGGTCCGTGCTCCAACGACGATCCCCCATCCTGAGATAGAGGTATTCGATATCGGCAGGGTTGATCTCGTTGCGTTGCAGCGGGTCGCTGACTGTCTCCACGACCTCGACTGACGGGCGAGCAGTGCTGTACGTCGTCGTTGAGCGCGACAACGAAAGACCTGTCGAGCATTTCCTACCGCCGAGTTCCGTGGAGGGACTCACCTTAAGGGCGATCGCCGAAGCGACGCTAGAACAGCATTCGGCCTGTTGCGTGACAATTCTCAACGAGGGCCGGGACTCCATTTACGAGATTAAACGCCACGCGCCGAAGGCCACGGCGCGCATGAGCGTGTCAAAATTCAGCTTCACCAAATAGGCCGCATACTGCGGCAATGGTTGCCGCAGGGCGAGCCGTGACCCCAAACGAAAAAAGGCGGCCCCGAAGGGCCGCCTTTTCTCATGGGGCGATGATCCGACATCCGGGCCAGACGACCTGCGCCACACCGGCAGCACGGATCAGCTTCTGGCACCAGGCGCACGGCTCGGTGGTGAGGTACAGCGTCGAGCCTTCCGTGTCCTGCCGACCGTCCGCGTACAACAGCGCGTTCGCCTCCGCATGGGTGGCGATGCAGTCGTCATACGGGCTGCCGGCAGGCACCTCGACTGTGGTCTTCCGCCCGCGCGGGCAGGCGCCCGCCAGACATCCGGGCCGCCCTGGCGCCGTGCCGTTGTACCCCGTCGAGCGGACGCGGGAGCCCTTGACCAGCACCGCGCCAACCTGCCGGCGGGTGCAGTCGCCCCGGGCGGCAACCGCCCGTGCGATGTCGAGGAAGTAGGTATCCCAGTCCGGCCGGTCAGGCGACGGCAACGGCCAACCTCGACGGATAGGCGCGCCTGATCTCGCCTGCCTGGTAGGTGGCCCATCCGTCGGTCGGTTCGTCGAGGATCATGATTTTTGTGGTCTTGGCCCCGACCTCGACGATCGACACCCTGAGCATGTATGCAGCGCTGATGCCGGTCGGCATGGCATAGATGGCTTCGAGCCCTGGTCTCAGCTCGACGCCGCGGGCGTCACACAGCATCGGCGACCCCAACGACGGTCAGGTTCTCCGTGGCTACCGTGACTTCCTTCGGCTCGACGGTGCGAAGCCGGTAGAGGTACTGCCGCAGCCTGAGCACGCGGGTTGCCTTCGGCCCGACCTCGACAACCCTTGCCTCCGTGATCCACTGGGCGGAGCCCTGCCGCCCCGGGTAGATGACCAGGGAGCCCCCGACGATCGGCGAGCCTCTCCAGTCGGTCACCTGGTCGTCCGTGGTCACACGGCCACCGCGGCGCGGGTGGTGTTCCGCCATTCGACGAGGGCCAGGCGCACGGCGCCCATGAACGTCGTGCCTTCCGGCAGCGCCGCGCGGTAGACCCATCCGCCGTAGCTCTCCGTCGAGCCGGTCATGACGATGACGTCCCCATGGCGCGTGAGCAGCGCGCAGAACTTCACACCGTCGGCCAGGCCCTCGACGCCTTCGCTGTGGTCGGGGCCGTCGGGCAGGTTGGTGTATTCGAGCTTCATACAGACTCCCAAGATTCGGTAACGGGGATGCCCGCCGCGCGGGCAAGACGTACACAGTTCGAGGTGCCGCGGTTGCCCGCACCACGCTTGTAGAAGGCGAGACAGATATCCGCCCCGCTGGCGACCATCCGGGCGTTGCGCTCCGGCCCTGCGGCCCTTCCACGGGTGTCCCAGTCGGCCGTGAAAACCTCGACGTGGACCTTCGAGCCGAGACGGGTCACCGCCTCCGCCCAATGCCGAGCGAGGAAATCCGCCCCGGTGGGGCAGTCACCCACGACCAGGGTTAGGGGTGTTGGTGCGGTCGCATGCTCTTCGAAGAGGGCCCGATAGACGATGCTCCCGGTGACGATGTCGCGGGAGCCGGTTACAAGGACTCTCAATCCGTCTCGCCTGGCAGGCGGTCAATGACGGTAACCCGGAACGGGAATAGGCCGTTGGTACGCCCCGGGTTCCGCTCGTCGCCGGCAACGTCCGCCTGTGCGGAAATTCGGCCACCCTTAATGCCGATGACCTTGCCGAGTCGGGGCGATGGGTAGTAGCCGCCCGACCAGAGAATCCGGGAACCGATTTCGATCGGCACGCCTCTCCAGTCAAGCATTTCCGCCCCCATTGTCGTTGTCGGTCATGTCCTGGTAGAGAGCCGGGGCGATGGCGCGGAGTTCACGCAGCAGCATTCCGGCAAGGTCCCTGATCTCACGGTCGGCCCCGGGCGCGGCGCGCTTTCGGATGACCTCACGCCAGGAACGATGGTTTCCTGTGACAACGATCCTTGTTTCGGTCATGTTCGGCAGGACAGCCCGCGCGGCTGACCGCGCCTTTTTCCGGGTCCATCCATGCTCGACGGTGAGGCGATCAACGATCGTCTCGTAGGAATCCAGTGCGCCCCGGGCTGCGTCGTTCAGGATTACAAGAACCTCCCTGTCTTCGATATCCCGAAGATCGGGCGGAACGATCACGAACGCTTCCGACTCGTCTACATATCGCTGAGACTGGACGGAGAACGACAGATGTCTGTGCCTGGTCAGTTCGGTGAGAAGGGAACGGCTGACCGATGTCAGCCGGAACGTCACTGTCGCGTGCTCGAAGACGCTTTCATGGCCCTGGTCGATCAGGTGGCCGATGTACCCATGGTTCGTGCGCCCTGCCGGATTGGTCCAGGACTGGTAACACTCGCGTCCGGCGAACTCCGTCAGTAGGTGAGCGTCCGGAAGGCTCGCCAGTGTGCGCAGGCCTTCGGCTCGTACCGCCTCGAAGAATCCGGGCGTGACCACGGTGTGAGCGATGATCGTAGCTTTCAAACCGTCCCTCTCAGATCGGGCAGGCGCCGGAGGCGCAATTCTCATCGAAACCGTCATCCACAGCCTTGAACGTGGCAGCCTCGTACTCTTCCGCCGTGATCCGTTCGTAGGGCGCCTGCGCCCGCGAACCGTCGAGCATGACCGTTGTGCCCTTCAAACTCCGAAGGGCAGGCGCCATGGTGTCGATGAATTCGCGGACACGGTCCGGGGCTGGCAGTACGTTGGAATGTCCAAGGGCAAGCGCGATGCCCTGCTCGCGGTCCGGCTCGACGTTAACCGTGAAACTCACTGCGTTATCGGCGAAACATTCCTGAACCATGGCCTGCACGGAGAGCATGTCATGCAGGCTGATTTCGTTCGCCGCCTCGACGATGGACGGGTCACCGCCTGCGGCGATGACTTCGGCGACCAGGGGGTCACGGGTTGGGATGGAAACGACCAGCGTTCGGGGGCTGTAGATGCACGGCTCGACGGTGTGGCCGGCGTCGTGCAGCGCCTCGACTTCCGCAGCCTCCCGGGGGTCGTCGAGGCCGTAGCGGATGCGCCTGACGAATTCCCGGGCGTAGATGGGATGCCACCCTTCGCTGCGTCCGGGCAGTTTCGCCACGGTTCCCGTGGGTGCCACGGTGGTGCATTTGACGGGCTCCGGGATTCGCAGGGCGAAGGCGTATTCACGTGCCTCGGCCCGTACCGTGTCCTGCATTGCCCGAAGGAAGTGCCGTGTCGGGTAGTCCTGCCAGGATTTCGAGTAGCGAATGCCTCGCTTGACCAACCAGCCCTGGGCGCCGAAGTGCCCGACACCGATTCGCCGGTTACGTGCCACCACTTCGGCCTGCGCCTTCGAGGTGATGTCACCGAACGTCGCCCTGATCAGGAATCGGGTCATGAGCCGGTGCGCTTCGAGGCACGCCGCGTGGTCGTAGAACCCCTGTTTGTCGACGAACGCGTCAAGGTTGACATGGCCCAAATTGCAGTTTTCCCACGCTTCGAGCGCGATTTCCCCGCAAGGGTTGGTGGCGATCACTTCGCCTACCTCGCCATGGGCGGACAGGGAGGAATTCCAGAGCCCCGGCTCACCGTTGGTCAGCATGCCGGTAACGACCTGTTCCAGGACGGCCATAGCTTCGATCCGTCGAGGGTGGAAGTCGTCATTCACCGCAGCCACAAAATCGTCGTCGATCTCGACGGATATATTCGTGGTCCAGTGCGCCCCCGGATCGCTCTTGCAGGCGATGAACTCGCGAATGTGTGGGTCTTGCCAGTGAACGATGGACATGCGCGCGGAGCGCCGGACGTTGCCGCTCACAACACATTCGGCTATCGCCTGGTCAATCTCCATCGCGTCCAGAGGTTCAATGGCGCCGAAGCCCTCCACGGCGCAGCCCGACAAGATTTCGGCCGTGCGTAGAAGCATTCGCGCCAGCGGTGCCGGCCCGGAGGCCGTGCCACCGAACGCCTTAATGGGCGCCCCGCGGAAGCGGATGCGGGAGACGTCCACGACGATGGGACCGGCCTGGCCCCCGGCAAGGTGGTGGTTTAGCTCAGCTCGGCGGAGGACGAGCGCTAGCGCGTCCGCCCATCCCTCCCGGGAGTCCTCCACGTCGACATCTGCCACGGCGTCCGCCGTGAAGACCGTAGACAGAAGGCCACCGTCTCGCAGCTCCGCATAGTCAGGATGCGCGTCGTTGCACACAACGTGAACCTCAACGGGCGACACGATGCTGTATCGGCAGGTAAAGCGGCTGGAGTAGTTTGCCCCTACGCCCCCGCCTTCAGCCAAGCGAAGATACGTAAACACGAAATGCTCGGCGAGATCGCTGACCCATCCGGACACATGGCAGTTGAAAAGATACTGCCGGCCCGGAACCCCGGACATTTTCAGATGCCGACCTGCCGGAAGAATCTTGAAGGTGTAGATCAGGCTGTGGATCCTATCCGCCTCTTGCCGGATCTCCCGGGGCCACTTCTCAGGCTCGCCGTAGACGAGCATCAGGTTTCCCGTTACGACGCGGGAAACGGTGGCCTCCCAGTCTTCATGTCCGCCGGTCGGCAACGGTCGGCTGTAGGTTCTCCTGTAGACCTCCGGCCCGGTGGGCCCCCATTTCGGGTCGCTCAAATCTGGCTCCTGTTCAGCAGTTCGGTGAGCGCGTCAACCGCGCGCTGATGCCTTCGCTGTGCTGCCTTGTCGCCGAATTCCCCGCCTTCGAGGTGTCGGGCGACCAGGGCCCGACGGTTGGAGTCGGACAGGCGCGGCCAGACACGGGCGATGTCGAGGACACCTGCCAGGGCTTCGCCCTGCCCGTTGCCGGGGATGACCGACTCGCCCCCTTCGGGGATCGGCGCGTCTGACCACCTGGTGACGTCTTCGAAGAACACCGGCAGCAACGCCCGGACGTGATCAGGGAGGTACACCCACCGGTCGGTTCTCATGAGACGCTGCCGCCGTTCGCCGGAGCAGTACCGTTCGGCAGCTCGACGCATGATGACGTTGATCAGGTTGGTGTCGTCCCAATCGATCCGGTCGCGGTGCTCCCACAGGTAGGCCATGACGGTCTGCGCCACGTCGTCCGCGCTGACCACGCCGGGGTTCGCCCTGGCGAACACGACACCTAGGGCGGCAGCCTTCGGCCCGTAGTAGGCAGTCCATTCGTCCGCCTCGACGGGCGGCGTGTAGTTCAGGCGGCGCAACAGGTTCTCTTCCGTGGCCGATGACCAGGTGCGGGCGTCGAGGTACTCCGGCGAGTCGAGGGTGATCACGCGCGCCTTCCTGCTCGACGCGCGGCGCGCTGCGCCTTCCCCTTCGCCCTGCGTCGGGCGCGTTCCTCCGGGCTGACCGTGCCCGTGTAAACGGGCCTGCCCTGAATCAGACGGAGGAAGAAATAGGCGGACCACCGTTTCCGCTCAGCTAGCGTGACCGTCATTTTCAACCCCAATCAGTCGGTCGAACTCGGAAAAGTCAGGCGCCGGATATTCGACGCCCTGAACCAGGATTGAGCCGTCAGGGTGGATCGGATATACTTCCGGCGCTGACCGGCCGGTGTCGTCGAGGTGCAGCAAGCCGAAGCCGAGTTGCCAGTTGGCGCTACCAAATCCGACGTAACTGGCCTTACTCAGGTCGGACAGGTGGCCGCATTCCATGCCAGTCAGGGACTGCTGACGGTCCCGGTAGCCCCGGGACTCGGTGACGACCGCCAGGCGGTGTGTGTGGCCCTGCACGACCGATGCGCCGAACTGGCGAACCATCTTCAAAGCCGACCCGCCCCCGTAGGCGGCTATCTTGTCGCCGTGGATCGCCACCCAACCGTCACCGAGCCTGTAGGGCTGATGCCGGTAGGAGATTTCGAGGTCTTCGAAGTTCAGCAGGGCTTCGAGCTGCAAGGAGCGGAGTTCCCGAAGGGCGGGCGCGTACTGGGCCAGGTAGCGGCGTATCCGCGCTTCGTGGTTGCCCTCGACGAAATCGATCGGCCCACCATAACCCGCGCGGATGTTTTCGAGGATTTTTACCCCGGTGTCACAGTCTGCCTGTAGGTCTGTCTGGTATTCCTCTGCCAGGCCCCGGCTCCAACGGGCCGGGCCTTTCATGTCGAGAAAATCGCCGAGAATCAGAAGTCGATCGGGGTTGAACTCTGCCGCGAACGCGGTCAGGTTCTCGACAGCGGCTGTGTGCTGGTCAGGGACGTGTGTGTCAGGCCAGCACAGGATGGTGCGCCACCTAGGCAATCTGGCGAATTACCTTCGGCTGACTGTCGTTCTCGATCAGCACCTTGAAAAGGTGGTGACTCGCAGCGTGGTAGACGATGATTCCCTCGGGCCGGTTGTATCCGGGGACTGCCCGGCTACCCGTGGATTCCAGGTCCCACAGGGCGTCGTCGATGACGCCGGTGTCGAAGGTGCCGCCGCTGTCGAGCACGGGCACCAGGCCGACGCAGGCGGGCAGCGTCTCGCCGGACCACCGGCCGACGTTGAACAGGGAGAATCGGCGTTCGTCGAGGCCGTAGCCTCGCTGGATGCCCTTGCCCCACCATTCGCCGTAGTGGTTGCCCGATCCCAGCTTGGACAGCTCGAAGGCGTTGGCCAGGGCCCACGCGGCGAACCCGTAGTTGTCGTTCTCCGGAGTGATCCAGCGCTTCCGCGAGCCTGCCCGCACTTCCCAGAGAACCCCGTCACGGGAAGTGAACGCCGAGTTGGTCACCGTCTCCCAATGCGTGCGTCCCTCGTCTTCGGGCTCGGATGCGCCCATGGCGCAGATACTGACCAGGGCGTTGGTGCCGTCAATCTTCTCCGTGATCACCATCTCGCGGAAAAGGCGGGGGGTCTTCGGCCAGGCCGGAAAGGAATCGGGGCCACTGCTCACGTACTGCTCTCCTTCGCTTTTGGTCTTGCGCGTCGAGGTAGGTTCCTGCTATCGCGATTCCCCCGAAGAACGCGATCATCACTGCTGAGACGATGAGAAAGGCGGTCACGGCTCGACGCCTGGCCACTCCCCGGACAAGACCAGGGCGAGGATCGCGCCGTACCCTGCGATGTCCTGCGCCGTGTCGTAAAGGCTCTCGAAGGCAGGCTCACCAGGCCGTGTGATCAGGTTCGCTGCCCGGTGCAGCTCCGCCGTGGCGGCGTCAGATTCCAATGCCTAGCCTTTCGCAGAGTGCCTCGCCGCCTTCGCGGAGCACGAACGTTGTCGGATCGTCCTTCTCTTCCGGGAGGCGGACCACGACCAGGCCGCTGATTGCCTCCGTGAGGGTTTTCACCAGTTTCTCGCCTGGCCGTTCACCGCTTCGCGGGTTGACCGGGTCGTGGTCGGGAATCAGGTAGACGTCGAGGCCTGCGAAGCATCGGGCCATGTACGCCTTCCAGGTATCGACCCCGGGAATCCCAACGGCTGGGATGCCGGTTTCCTGCTGTGTAACAATGGCGTCTAGCTCGCCTTCGACGATCGCCACCGTGCCAGCGGCGTAGGCCAGGGTTCCGGCGTTGTAAAGCCGCGGTGCCGCCCCGGGCAGGCCCCGGTACTTCGGCGTGTCTGTGGCACTCAGGCCAGGCATCGCCCGGAACTTGAAACCAACAACACCGGTTGGTGTCACGTAGGGGATTGCCAGGCGGCCCCGGACGTCCTCATGACCCGTCAAGGGCTCGGCGACGAATCCCAGCCTGAAAAATTGTGCGCTGTCCCCGGTGATCCCCCGGAGCGTCAAGTATTCGTGAACCAGGGGTTCTGCCCGTAGCGCCTCCTGGTAGGTCTGGCACGCCTGCTCCAACGACCTCCTGTATGAAGCGTCTGGCACTAGGGAAATCGAGTCCCTCCCTCCACATCACCAGGTTGTAGGCGTCGCCCTTCACACATCCTGAGTGGCATTTGAATGCGTTCTCGGTGAGGTTGACGGAGGCGGAGGGTAGACGATCCTCATGGAACGGGCATTTCATTTTCGCCCACCCCCCGCGCTCCGGTACTGTCCCGTCGTAAAATTCGAGGACTGCCCGAATGTCGGGCTTATCGCTCACCGCTCAATGTGCAGCTCGAAGTCGTGATACTCGCTGGCGGCAGCCTGGCGGAAGCGGAGGACCGCGCCGGGGGGCGCCTCGTCGACAAGTCGCTTCAGTTCGTCACGAGAGATACTGTCCCCGATGTCGAACAGAATTCCCTCGACGGGCGGAGGCGACTGATAGGAGAGTCGAGCCATGACGGTTTCCTTCCCTTAGCTGACGTGGTAGCCGCGTAGATCTCTCACGATCTCGCGGAATTGGTCGAGTTCCATCACTACATAGGCTTGTTCGACGGTCTTCCGTCGAGCCTTGACGACGGCAGCGTAATAGCGCGTATTAGCGTTCTCGCGCTCCCTCTTGGCCTCCGCCATATAACCGGCAAGCCTGATCTTCTCTTCGTCTTTGCATTCGATGACGAAACCGGTAACGCCGCGAATGTCACCCTGATCGAGGCGCCCATGCACATCCCCGTTGCGTTCGATGTCCTCCGGCCTGGCAGCCCCGAAGTCCCGGAAGTTCTCTCGCAGGTAGTCCCGGACCGCGGACTCCCATCGGGTGCCGCGAATCTTGCTCGGGTGGCTCACGTGGCCGGTACCAGCTCAGTCATCAGGCGCTGTGACATGGCGACCGCGAATGCCGCCGGCTCCGGGGTTCGCCACGCGCCGTTCTGCGCTGCTGCGGCCAGGGCCTGAGCGATCCACACAGCCTCATCCTGGGAAAGAACCAGGGTGGTCGTGACTACCCGGTCGACACGGATGTCAGCCAAGGTCGGCCGCGTGAAGGTCGATGCCGCCTGTGAGCCGTCCGAGCGGGTCAAGTTCGTCGACGATCCGGATCGCGGTGGCGTCGTCGGCCCTGCTGAGCCAATCCCGACCGTAGGCCTTCGAGGTGAGGCGCAGCAGGAATCGGAGTTCGTCACGGGTGAACTCGACGGTGATGGTTTCGTTGTCAATGATTCGAGGCATGAGCCTCCCCTTCTACTCAAATTCGATGTCGGTTCCGCAGTCCGTACAGACGGTGTCGTCGGCCGGAACGTGCCCGCCTCCCGCCTCACCCTTCGAGACACACCGGGGGCACGGCTTACAGAGAGGCATTCCCATCTGCGCGAATTCCGGGTCTTCGCAGATGTAACAACCGTCCCGGTGCACTTCCGGTGCGGTGGTGTGGCCGTCTCGCATCATGGCGAGTTCGGCTGCCCTGGCGAGGCGGACCCCTTCGCGTTCCATGATTCCGCGAAGGTCCCACTCGGCGGGGGCGATCATCTCGACGAAAGAGACCATCTCAGGCGACGTCATGCGGCTAGCCTCTCCGGGGGGTTCTGTTGCTCGATCCAGTCTGTGAGGCGGATTCCCTGCGCGATGCGGTCAGCGTGGGTAGATCTGTAGGCGTCGATCTGTGGGATGGCTAGTCCAGAATCTGGCCTGTAGTACCCCTCGATCACGTTGCAGTCGCGGCAGAGAATCCCCCGGACGCAGATTCCGCAACCGCTCGCCAGGGGATGGCATGCGTGGTCGTGATCGACACCGCGCCCCCGCCCGGTAACATCCGACAGGTCTAGTTGGCAGACGGCGCAGCTATACCCTTGCCAGGCTAGAATGGTCTCGAAATCGTGATCCGTGAGGCCGTATTTACGCCAGGATGGAATCTTGCGGCGCAGTTCTCGCGCACATTCCTGGCAGTAGGTCTGGAGGCCGTCAGGGTTTCTCGCGTTTCGATGGAACTCGGCGCCCTTCTTCCGCTTCTTACACCTCGTGCAGGCCTTCTCTCCGGCGCTCATGTCAGCCTCCCCGTCCTCAAATCCCAGCTAAGGAACGCCTGATATCGGCCTGATGGGTCGGCTTTACCTCCCCGGTTCTTCACGATCGCCACGCCCATTTTTGGAAACAGTTCGTCCCCGGCACGCCACAGGGTCAGCACCTGCTCAGGGACCTTCGAGACCTTCCCTCGAAGGCCGGACAGCGGCACAGGGTCTGTTCCGGTTTCAAACTCGCCGGTCACGTGGTGCAGGACGATGATCAGCGCGCCGGTTTTCCGGGCCAAGTCGTGCAGGTAGTCGAGACCTTTTTCGAGGGCTGACCATCGTTCCGCCTCGCCGGTGTAGATGTTGGAAAGGTTGTCGACCACGATGATTTCCGGCCAGGCTCCCCAAATCTGGGCGTAGGCTAGAAGTTCATCGTCGATGTCCTCTGTGCTGGGATTTGCATCGTAGTGCCATTGGATTGCGTCCGCACCTAGGTATTGGCGGTATCCGTGCGGCTCTCGCGCGATGTCTTCGAGGGCCAGGCCGGAGTGCAGCGCGACCAGGCGGCAATACTGGGTGTAGGCGTCGGTGTCCGCGCTGAAATACAGGGTGCGCAGCCTCGACGCGAACACCAGGTTGAGCGCGAACGGGCTTTTGCCGACGTTGGGGGCTGACGCCACCAACACCATCTGGCCTAGCCGCAGGGTGAGCCCAGAGGCTGTGAGGGCCGGGAAAACGGCAGGCACCGGAGTGCCCGCCGTCCCTGACGTCCGCAGGCCCCGGAGCGCCGTTACCGGCACGGACGCCTACCGTCGAGGCGGGTAGACCGGGGAGCAGCCGGAGCCCTGCGGACAGATGCCCTGCACGTACGCCTGGCCGTTCTTCGAGCTGACGCCGGTCGCGATCGACCGGGGCCCGTGCATGTTGCAGTGGAGCGCACCAGCGGGGAAGCGGGCGGCATGCTCGGCGTAGGCGGGGTTGTCCGGGCGGAAGATCTGCCGGCCCGAAGGCGCCTGCGGCGCCTGCTGCTGGGCCGGGTACGTCTGTGCCTGCGGCTGTGCCTGCGGGGCGCCCACGGGCGCCTGCGGGTTGATCAGGGGGCCCAACAACAGGGTCGCCTTGTACATCTCGTTTGCGCCTGCCAGGGCGGTTGCAACCTCCGCAGAGGTGACCGCCTCCGAGAGCGCGCGGAGTTCCTCGGGCGTGTCCGCCCGGATGGTCAGCATGGGTCCGCGGTCGGACATGCTGAGTTGAACCTTATAGCTGTCGGTCAGGTCGGCCCTTTCATTTGGAAGATCGGACAGTGCATTTTGACGTCACAGGCGCGGCAATGCTCGCCAGGGTTCGCAAGAAAGACACCTTCGGCGAGTGCGGTTTCGAGCGCCTGAAACTCGGCGTGCATGACCTCCGGCGTGTAGCCGGACAGCGGGATGGGTGGTGTGGCGGCTCCCTTCTTTGCCATGTAGTAGTCACCTTCGGTCACGACCTCACCGAAGAGGGCTTCGACGGCTAAGCCGTAGATTCCCAGCTGCCGGTTGCCAACTGGTTCTTTGGCCCCGGTCTTGTGATCGCGGACGCGGACGCTGCCCGCCCGCGTGACGTAGACCAGGTCAACCGCACCGACCAGGCGGACGACGGCGGTTTCCGTCTCCCACAGGGGCAGGACGAACGGCACCTCGACGGCCGGTGAGCCGTCCGGGAGTTCGTAGACCTCGACGGGGCTGGTCAGGGTCGCGTCGATGTAGGCCCTGATCATGTCCGGGCCCTGTGCGCGCCTGCGCTCAATGTCCGCCTCGACGCCACCGCGGCCACCGTAGAGCCAGAGGTGACGCGGGTAGGTGGTGCGCTGTTCGATGGCCAGCAACTCGCGGTCGAACTCGGCAATGAAGACGTCAACGGCAGCGTCAGGGGGCATGCCGCCGGATGTCTCGTACAGCTCGACGGTGCGGTGAAAGGCTAGGCCGGTGGCGAGCCACGGCGCCGGTAGGCGCTCGACGCGGTCAATGCGATGTAGCCGGTATTTCAGGCCGCACTGCGCCCACTCACTGAGCTGTGAGTACGACCGCGTGATGATCGTGCGTTCCTCGGTGACGTGCACCCCCTTACCCGGTGGGCGTCAAAGCCGGTGATCCCCTCGAAGGTCTGATGACAGGTGGCACAGTGGCATCGGGCTAGCCCGGTCCACCGGGCGTCACATCCGCCGCAGGTGGCGTACTGCCTGGCCTCACTGCCGGGTCGGCACTGGTCGTGCCATCGGCGCCGTACGGCGCCCTTGCTCGTCTCCAGGTCGTTGCCGCAAACCTCACAGGCTCCTGCCGGGGCGGTCGGTACCGCCTCGACGGATGTGGGTTTCTCTGTGCACTGCGGATGGGCGGTACGGGGCCGCCCGGGGCGCCCTGTGGGTGCTATCGGCTCATGGCAGATTCGGCAGGGGCGACCGTAGGGGTTGGTGTTTGCGCTGATCGCAATGCCTCCGGGTCAAGATAGGTCCGGATGACGAACCCGTCGGAAGATTCTTTGAGTACCGCTTCGAGCCCCACCGGCACCATGGTCAGGATTGCCCGAACAAAATGCCGTGGTAGGTCGTCGAGATAGCGCAGGACACAGAAGGCCCCGTCTCGGCACAGTTCCCAGATGCCTTCGACGCCGTCGATCAGTTCCGGCATGTCGCGCAT